TTGCCACAAAAACTTGCTAACTCTCCATACAATTTTATTTTACTTAACATAGCGCAACCTCTTTCCAGTACATTTTACAAGCCATTCCCCATAGAAATCCTTTGAACTTAGTCTACCTTCTATATGATGTAAAACCATCTGTTGTGGCAATAAAAATATACCAACATGATTTAAACCTGTACTATTAATTGCAAATAGTAGACTGTCATTATGTTCTAATTCCTCATCAGGCTTTAATTCTCTAAAACCTGTATCTTTAAAACATTTATCAAAATAAGGATTTAATCTAAAACTTTCTGGATCTGTAGGTCTTTTCCAATCTCGTAATTTTATTCCTACTGATTCATAATAATCTTTTACAAGCGTCCAACAATCATGCACTCCAAATGCATAATGTCTACCAATCAAAGGAGCTTTATAACCTGTAGGTTCAAACTCATGCCATTGACCTAATGCAACTGCATATATATACCAAACTTTTTTTGAATTTTCACAAGCAGTTAAATCAGCAGAACTGGGAAATGGAGTTTGATATGGATGCGAATGAAAAATACCTACAATAGTTCCAGAATCTTCTGCTTCTGCATAATCTAAAGGATCAATAATAAAATGATCATATGGATTAACTGCTATATTTTTACATCTTTTATATCTTTTACGACCTTTAATAATTACTACTAAACCACAAACTTCAGAAGGGAACATATCTTCTGCGTGTTTTTGTGCCTCTATTCTCCAATTACTCATGAAAAGCCCCAATACCAGGAAACTGTCTTGGCAAGACTTGCCTTTTAGGTAATTTAACACCTGGTAAATCCCAAGCCTGTGCCAACTCAAATTCTACAAGTTCTCTATTTTCTGTAGATTTACGAGCAATAAAATAAACTTCATTTCTACTTGTAGCATTTGGATTAGCACTTGCACCACCATCTAGAAATATTGCTGCTGTTCTAATTCTTGTCACTTTTGCATTTAACAAATCATTCCCAGTAGTTATTTTATTTACCTCAATAAGGATAGTAGATACAGTTGCAAGTAAATTACTTATACGAAGAACAGGTCTTGCTTGTGAATCATTTTGTCCACTTTTATAATCGAAACCTTCTGCTTCTATTGGCATTGGTGTGTATGTTTGGCTATTAAATACTATTGACCCTGCACCAGCAGCGGTCATTCCAGAATGCCATCTATATTTTGTTATAACACTATCAGGATTTCCTGTTGCATAATGAAGACCTTCTACAAGTTCTAACTCAAACAATTCAATAATTGCACTTGGATCAGTTTTTTGTACCTCACTTATATAACTATCTGTCATGGTTCAAATACTTCTCTAAAAGTTAATTCAATATCGTTTAAATCATGTGCAACCATTGTTACTGAAGGATTTTCACAAGTCCATTTACCAGTAGAACCAAATGGTGGAGTCCAATCAAAAGCTTTTGCTCCATTGTTACCTTTATTTGGATCAGATAAAAAATTTAAAATATTTGTAGTTACAGTATCTGATCTATTTAAAAAAGATAAAGCAAACGTCCTTCTTGTTGCATTAATTCCCTTCTGCAAACGCTGTTCATAGCCATCCCCCAGAGCTACCTTAATTAAATTATTTTCAACTGTTAATTGAGGAGAATAGCTTGGGGATATGTCAGAAGCAGTAACGCCCCCACCAACACCAGAAGAATCAAAAGTAGCCATTATGTATAAAGAATACCTCCAGGTCGTTTTTGTTTAATAAGTTCTGCTTCTATTGCAGTACCTATCAATTTACCAAGTTGATTTGCTTTCATTGTATTACCTTGAGCAGATGTGCCACCAGCATTTACAGAAACATTAACAACATTGCCTCCACCTCCTCCAGAAGATTCAACTCCTAGTTTTCCTTGCTTGGTGCGCTTCAGCGGGAGTATTGCCTCAGACCCGGCCTCGCCCATCAAGCCAATGCCGTTTTTGAATGGAAAAATAGTAGGAGAATGGACAACGCCCCCTCGTGCAAATTTTTGTATTCCATTTCTGCCATATGCATTACCTAACTTGTTAAAACTTGCCATAGTTACTTCACCAGAAGCTGATGCTGTACCTCCACCAGTAACACCTCCCATGTCAAAACCAAAAATACCACCTAATAATGGTTTTAATATTGCTTGTCTAACAATTATTCTTGCCATGTCTGCCAATATTGATCTAGTAAATTCTGCAAAATTTAATTTTCCTGTCATTACAAAGTTAACAATTGCATTTTCCATGTTTTGAAATGCTTTAGTAACTACTGCTCTAACTTCTTCAGCACCACTTTTTATACTGTCAAAATAATCTTTAATACCGCCCATTACGCCTTCATATGTTTTATCTTTACCACCACCATCTCCTTCACCTTCTGGTTTTATTGGTATTAATCCATCTTTGAGTAATAATTTAAGTTCTTTAATTTTTGGTAATAATTCATTTAATTTTTCTTTTGCTGCTTCTAACTCATTTTTTAAAGTACCTTTTGAAACTGGAAAGTCAAAAATACCAGTTTCTGGAATTAATAATTCTATACCTTTAATTCTTTCCTCTAAACTTTCTCTTTCTTGTATAAGTTCTCTTAATTTATCTTCCCTAAATTTTTCTCCAACTTTATAAAATTTCATTAAAGCTTCAGTTGCATCATTAATCGGTTTAATAATTTTTAAAGTAAACGTATCTTGAAATTCTGCTCCAATAGGTGACAATAGTTGACCAATATTATCTCTAAGAACACTTAATGCAGTTTGCAATCTATCACCAGCGGCAGCAGGGCTATCCGCTAAGATTTTTGCATTTTCGCCATATTTATTAAATAAAGTTTCTGCAAAACCCATGAAATCTTCAAGTGTTACTTTTCCTTGCTCTAGTGCCTTATCTAAATCTGCTGGAACCATATCCATTGAATCAGCAAATAAAGTAAATGCACCGGGTAGCCTTTCTCCAAGTTGTTGTCTCAATTCTTCGGCTGATACTTTGCCTTTTGAGAACACCTGGCTAGTTGCTCTCATAGCTGCTTTCATGTCTTCCAATGAGCCACCAGTACCTCTTATACCAGCAGCAATTGCTTCAAATACCTTTTGTGCATCTTCTGTACTTTTACCAGCACCAATTACAGAAGCAGTTAAAGAAGTAAATTGTCGTGTAATAATTTGTTGAGGTATTGCTAACTGTTTAGATGTCACCGCCAAAAACTTTTGTGCATCTTCATACTTTTGCATATCGCCAATTACTAATCTAAGAGCTTTTCTTTGTAAAGCTAAAGACGCTGAAAACTCAGCAATACCAGAAATACTTTCTCTTAACATCCCAACTTGTGCGCCTACAACACCTCCAGTAATTGCACCTGGTGCGCCACCAATTATTCCCCCAATTGATGCTCCTAATACTCCTTCTGCACCACCATAAATACCAGCACCAGCAATTGCACCAGCGGTCTTTGCTACAGCACCAGCACGACCAGAAAATCCACCTTGTTTTCTACCTTGTGATTTTGCTAAAGCTGCATCTACTCTATTTATCTTAGCAGTTAATTGTTTAAATTCTGCTCCAGTAACATCGGCCATATCTCGCAATGCCATGAGAGCATTTTTCTGTGCTTTCATAGATGCAATAGAATTCATGCCCGAACTCTTTAACTTATCTAATTCAACTCTTAAATCTCTAACTCCTTGATCAGATAGTCTTTGAAAACTTTTTTCTACGCCTCTAGCTTCTCTAGTAATTCTTTTGAAAGCATTACCGACTTCATCATCTCCAAGTTTTTTAAATTTAATTAAAATATCACTTACAGTTTGTGCCATTATTTTTTACTCTCTTTATTTAATTCTGGCAAAGCGTAACTTTCCATAATTTGCAGTTCTTCTAGAATTTTAGTCCTATCCTTAATATTGTAAAGGTCAAACAATCCTCCTTGCATTAAAAATATCTCATATTTTAATCCAACGAAACCTCCATATGATGTTTGCCATTGCGTTTGTGCTTTCACAAACATTTGAACAGCTAACCAATTGTCATCAAGAACTTCAAAATCTTTTTCTTTTTGTTTTTGTTTTTTTGGCAATTCTATTCCAAATGCTTGTGCATCTTTAATGGTTTCATCAATGATATCTTTACCACCACTTAACCAATATAGAACTGCCTCTTTTAGTTTTTTAATTTTTCATCAGTAAGAGAAGTTGTATATGCTTTTACCACAGCAGTAAGCCAATAATTATCTTGTTGTAAATCTTTTAATGTCGTATCGCTAAAAGATATTTCATTTCCATCTTCATCAGTTATATCTTCCCAACCAACAATCATTTTTTGAAGCATTTTAAATTCATCATTTAATGCTAATGCTTTTTCATATGCATCTCTATCTAATCTGTTAAAGATGCCGATAAAGTGGTTTTCATCATATTCACCAACTTTGGTTTCGCTAGGCTCTCTTACAACAACAGGCCATTTGAAAGTTTTTTTCTTTTTTCTGATGAAAGTCATAAAGTGTAGAAATAAATATACTTCTACACTTTAGCTCTTTAATACAATTTGTTAAGTATAGATTAAGCTGAATTCATCTCCTTCTGCTGCTGTAGAAGAAGTACTTGGTACAAGAGTGTAAGGAATATCAAGCATAACAACACCTTGCATCTCACTATAAGCAACATCGCCTATATCTACTCTAGAAGAAGTAAATTGAACTTTGTTACCAGCGGTTGTACCGTGTAAGAACTGTAAATTACCTAAAGAACCTTCTGCTACAGATGCAGCAAAGAAGTCTTTAGTGCCTAGTGCAACAGCTTCTATTGTTGCAGATCCAGATGCTGCTCTATCAGTTATAAGAACTTCTTTTGCAGTTGATGCGCCAACTAATTCTCTATATTCAACAGTATTTCCCAGATCCATGTTAAATGAAGCTAGTGAACCTTGGTGACTTAATAACTGGAAACCAGATGTGTTGCCATTTTTAAATATTAATGGAGATGCTTGATCACCATAAGTAATTGTTGGAAGTGCAGAATCTGTTGGGGCTACATACTCCCCAGTAAACGTAAAGTCAATCCGAGGGATTGCTCCTACCTCACAGACTAACGAAAAAGTTCCTCTGCAATTAATAGCCTTATGAAGAACACCATCTACGTTGTAATGGATGGTAACTGTCTCAATCCCACTTGATTTTGGTTTGTAAGTACATGACACGTTAGAAGAAATTGACTCTTTCATGCCACACGCCTCTAAAGCTTTTGAGTACCTGGGTGGAGTACCCGCTGTACCGCTGCCAGCAAATTCGACTGAGAATGTGCATTCAACCTTTGTGTTAGCTAATAACTGTTCACTAGCACCAAAATAAGGTCTAACAACATCTCTATTAACTACATCACTTGATTGTGGTGTGATATTCAAATCAATAACTTGAACTGCATCAGTAGCTCCAACAGTTGCTTCTGAAGTTCCAGATTCAGTTTCAATTAGAATGACTCGTTTTCGTTGCAATAATGCCATTGGAGTTTATCTATTGTTCATTTAATATATTAGTCCAACAGGGTTGTTAGGCTGAAAGATTGTTATAAGAGCTTCTATATTCAATATCGAATTCATTAGAAATAATCCCTGCTGGCTGGTCAGCTTCAATAATTTCAAAGTTAACTGTAGATGGCTTTATATCAATTGCAAGTCCACCAATTGTTGGATCTGTCATAAGTTTGTTATACAAACTAACATTAGTAGGATCAGCAACTTTATCTGGTATTGCACCTCTAACGATTACAGAAACTCTAACTCTAAATTCCCACGTTATTTTTTGATGAATACTATTAGTATCTAAAGCAGTATCACTAATAGGCTCAAGAACAATAGCTGGTGTTTCTGCTTTGGCAAAAGCTTCTGGACGACTTCTATATATTCTTTTTGCAACACCAGTAGTACCTGTTAACTTTGTTTTTAATGCTGCAAGAATTTGTTCCCTTTTTGATGCCATTTATTCGTCCGTTTTAGTTAGAGATACTATACATAAACTACCATCATCAATTTTTCTTACACTTCTGACTTTATAATCTTCATCATTAACTTTTATAGTCTCATCAAATAATATCGAACCAAAATCTTTAGTTTTTCCTGTTAATTGATAATCGGTAGTTAATACAACACCGTCAGCTATCATCTCGTCAGGCTGATCTAAAAAAGCTATATACTCTGCATTGTCGTAGATAACAGAGTCTCTAAAATCTATAAAAAATGTATCTAAATCTTCTGTAAAAGGCATAAGAAAAAGCCCCAATTAAGGGGCAATAAATTTAACCGTACTTCTTAAGACCTAATCCTGTTACAGATAGATCAAATGTAGGAGAAGAACCACCGATAGTGAATTTAACTCTTACATATCTTTTGCACTCATCAGAACTAATAGATAGTTTTTGTGATGATGCACTTCCAGTTACTTGTGTAAAAGCTGCTCCAGACAATGCAGCAAAAGTTGAATTGTCAGCAGAATCTTCAATAGTTACGTCTAGTGTTGGAGAAGATCCACCACCAGCAGCAGAATCAAGAATAAAAAGGATATCTCCTTCGTAATCTTGTAAATCGATACCAGTACCTTGACCAGTAGCAGTTTTTGTAGAAGTACCAAGACCTGTTAATAGATCTAGTCTTTCTAAATTAGCTCGGTTGTAGCCCATGTCAGTCGTCCTTAACAACAGTTTTAGTTTTAGGTTTAGGCTTTGCTTTTGGTGTTGCCTTAACAACAGGGATTACAGCTTTACCGCTGCCTATAAGCGATCTAGCTAAATCTTGATCCACATCAATGGTTGTGCCAGAGTCCTTATGGACTCCAGCTATCAACACACCTCTGATTAACTCAACTTTCATATTAAGTTGCGAAACAGAATGCTCCGGCCTGACGAATAGCGTAGTCGATATCCTGTAAAGCTATGATTCTTACTGTTCCAGCAGTTGCACCAGCATATGGATCAACTGTTAGATCTAAACCAGACCACATACCAACGATGAACTGACTAAAGTCTCCGAAGATTGCGTCATTGTTAGCTAACTGGTTAGAAACAATAGCGTCATAACCATTAATCTGGTTATTGTCGAATACAAACATACCTGTGTTTGAAGCCTTCTCTGTTGACTTTAAAGCACCTCTAGCAGAAGCATTAATTAGATACTTCATAGAGCCACCCTCTGCATTTGCTACTGCAACATCTGTTTCCATTCCGATGTACTCAGCAAAAGTACCGAATGATGTTAATGACTGAGAACCAATACCACTTGTATCTTTTAGACCTAATGGTTGGTTAGAAGAACCTGTTCCATAGATAGCTGTACGATCTAGCTCAAGAGCAATCTTCTTAGCAATGTCATCTCTAACAAATGCTTCAATATCAATTGAAGATTGTAGAAGAGTTCTTCTTGTGAAATCTGTAAATGCACCGATTGTTTTTGGTGTCATTGAGATTTGTGTGAAGCTTTGCTGTCCTTCTGTTGGCGCACCGCCTTCTCCTACCCAGTAAGCAGAAGTTGTACCGTCTTGCTTCGGAATTGAAATATTTCCTTCTAGCCCAGTAAGCATAGTTACACCAGCTTCCATTATCGCCATTTTATTCCTCAAAATTTCGATAAATGAACCGCTTAA